TTCCTGAGAACGGCTTGGGGGTCAAGATGGTCAAAGCTCTTTGAATCGGCTGACTCGCTGAAGTTCTTTGTAAAGTTAAGGTGTAAACCAACAACGTCAAACAATTCCTCGCGTTTCCTTGCAAGTTCGTCCTGCATTGCCTTGATTGCGCTTGAGTCTGGCCCGATATAGCGCGTGATGCCCTTATCTTCTGGCGATTCCGTGATTGCGTTTGAAAGCCCAACCACAGCCTCTACTGTAGGACTGACACCAGACCCGCCATTCTCGCTTGTAGCGTCTTCTGTGATTGATTCAGGTAGTATCATCTGCCCGAACACGACCTTATGCATGAGCGTGTCCAGTGAACTCTCTAGGTCAAGGCAGGCACGGAGCAAGTCCTCAACATCATCATACCAATGTGGATTGTCGGACAATTCGCCTGCAAGAATGAAAGGAACTTTATCAAGCGCGAATGTATGGACGGTTTCGCTCTCAATAGAACTCAGCCCCGTAGTCGATACGCTTATGATGTATTCTGTGACCTTGCCACGTTCCCAAAGTCTACGGACTGTTTGTGCCTCATTGAAAACTGCGGGGTCATCGTTAATCCATTTGCAAGTTTCGGTCATTAGCCATACAAGTTCGCCCTTGTCATCATAATGCCAATCAACAACCTCGCCAGCGGAATACAAGTGCCAATACGGTCTGACCTTATTAGCGGATGCCTGCGCTTTCGATAACTGCCCGTCAATCTGAGGCGAGTCAATGCCTATCCAGCACCACTTAGTCGCGACAATGTTCTTCAGCACCTCGCCCATGAATGAGTTGATTGATTCGCCTTGACGGGTTATGTCCGCTGTTAATTCGGGGTTCATGCCTTTGCGGTCTGGTGGCTTGGCAAATACATACTGCCGAATCTTCTCAGCAATGCGCGCGGCATGATTGACAAGGTAAGCGCGATACTTCCTGCCCTCAATCTTGGAGCTAGTAGTGTCGCCCCACTTGGACTTGCTCACATTCGCCTGTGTGCCGTTCCAATCAATCGCACTTTCGCCAGGAAACCGTGTCAATCGCGCATTGATATATGGTCTGCCACCATGTAGGGCTAGTGTGTTTAAATATAGTTTCTCTCGCCTTGTTGTGTATGTTACATTTTCACGATTGGCAAGAACCTCGGCTGGGGATGCGTCCACAAGTTTATTAAGCATTTAAAACCTCATAGGATTATCGAATATCAGTTCATTAATACTACTAGATTCGTCAACCCGCAGAAATGTGAAAATAAATGTTGACAGATAGCGGGGTGTATGGCATTCTTGTGGAAAGTAACGGGTAACACATCAACAAGGAGGACAAGAGAATGAACAATACATACCTAATCCAATGGAACGGTGGAAGCAAACGAGTCAATTCTATAGATAGAGCCAAGGACACGCTTATGAATGCGGGACAGCGTGAAGGTGAACTGTACGACATCCACCCAGAAGATGCAGATAAAGCTAAGTTTAATCAGGTTATTAAGCTATTTTAGGATTCCAAATCCTAGGGGTTGACAAATCGTGTAGTTATATAGAAGGCACTGCGATAAAGCCCCTGTCTTGACTTTTAACCCTTATGGGTGCGTTTCTAAAACAGGGTAGTTCTTCGCAGTGCCATCCTAAGAACCGCCCGTAAGGGTTTTTCTTTGGAGTTGTTCATTGATACTGCTGATGGAAATAGTGAACTCAAGGAATTCCCACTTGAGGAAGCAAGCTTGAAGAACGGAGAAACCATAACCGTGATTGGGGCTGACCAATGGCTAATAACCAACCGTACAAACACGTGCAAGCGCGGTTCGAGGTCAGTAAACGCTGTAAACTTGATGACGAACTCAGGTGCAGAACTCAGAATACCGACCCAGCAAAAGGCAATGATCAATACATAGCAGATTACAGTAGTTAGCGGGAACTCGTTAGTAGCGGGGCAATGCAATCGGAACGCTGGTGAATTCTGATGATACAAGAAGCAGTCCATTGCTTAATGGGGTACCATGCCCTAATTCGGAATCTAGGTGCAGGGGCTTGACAAGGTTGTGGGGGTTTGGTATTGTGTTGGGAATCGAAGGGCAGGAGGTAGCAAATGATAGCAACGTGTGATAGGTGCGACAGAATGAAGTTTGTTGATAATGACTCTAGGCTGTGCGAAACGTGTACGGAAGAGTTGAACGAAGAACACAACCAACAAGAGCGAGAGCCAACGGAAGATATGATGATTGATGCTGGTTTGAAATAGGCAACAGTATTCGGCAAAAAGGAGTGATTAGATATGCTGCATAACGGCGACAGTTTAGAAATGATGCCCTACATTGCGTGTGAATCAATAGATTTGACGGTAACCAGCCCACCCTATGATAATCTTAGGACATACAATGATTCGCTTGATTGGGGCGAACACGTATGGAAGCCTGTTTTAGAGCATTTGTATCTTGTTACTAAAGAGGGTGGTGTTGTTGTGTGGGTTGTTGGTGATGCCACAATCGAAGGTAGCGAAACGGGGACGAGCTTCAAGCAGGCTCTGTATGCTATGGATTGCGGGTTTAGGTTGCACGATACTATGATATATGCTAAACCTAACTTTTCTGCTGTGGGAGCGCTGTCGGTGAGGTACGCGCCTGTCTTTGAATATATGTTCGTGCTGTCGAAAGGCAAGCTAAAGACGTTCAATCCGATAAAAGACAGGAAGTGTAAGACGGCTGGGCAAAGAAAGGTAGGGACGATAAGATGCAGAGACGGGAGTATGAAAAGAAAGAGTAACGAGGGGTGGGTTCAACCCGAATATGGTCAGAGGTTCAACATATGGGAGATTAGCCCCCAAACACAAAAACAAAACCACCCTGCGCCTTTTCCTTACGATTTGGCACGTGACCATATTATATCATGGAGCAACGAAGGCGACACAATCCTAGACCCGTTCATGGGTTCAGGTACAACGGGGGTTGCGTGTAAGGACCTTGGGCGTAAATTCATATGCATCGAGAAAGATGCTAATTATTTCAAGATAGCACAAGAACGTATCGCATCATAGGATATAAGCCTTGCTTCTACGCTTACCGTCAATCTCAGCGACCATATATCTTAGGGCATCAAGGCAGTGATCATTCTTGTCCTGTTCTGGCTCGTCCTTCTTGGTGTCGATGAGATACGACTCGAACTCCTCGATGACATTGGTGCAATATTGGCATACCATAAAACCGGTGTGACCATCTTTATCTACCAATAGGCGTTTCTTCACCCTGTTAATTCCGGCAACTCGAGGTGAATCCTTGTGCGCGTTCTTGTTAGGTATCCCCCCATTCTTCAGCACTTGCGCATGGTCAGGGTCATGGTCAACAACCGTCCACTTGATATGTTCCATCTCTGCCTGTTGTTTGAGTATCTTAATGGCGTGTTGAGACATAATCATCTTCTTTTTATGGTAACATCGGTAAATCAATAGGTAACTGCCATACTTCGCACCCCACAAACACACAGTAGGGTCATTGAACCCGAAATCAATCGCACGACAACAGAATTGCGCCTTGAGCCTCTTCTTTTCCGTCCATACCCGCTTGCAAGGCTTTGAACCATCGCAATCCCTACAGATATGCACCTTCTCGTCAAACTCATGGTACACCAACCCCTCCATATCGCACCATTCACCCAATATAGCCCGTTGTTCCGCAACACCACTCATGCCCTCAAGCATCTCGGAGTTAATGTTCGCAGCATTATGCACAGGTTGCCAGCCACCTACACGAACCCACTTGTCCGCGTCCTTTATCTTCTCACCTTCAATGGGATCAATATGCAACACGCCCAATTTATACAACCAATGCCGTTTACCTTTCGGATTCGTGTCAAATATCACTTGCGGATTCGCCAGACGCGGAAACCACTCGGTCTTGCCTATGACTTCAGGATGCGCGTACACCTTCTGAACAACACGACCCCACAACGCAGCCACAACCTTGTAGTCGATGTCTGTAGCCTCATTGAACCACATCGTAATGTACTCTGACCCCAGAATCTTGCCAACATCTTCCTCATTCTCGCAACCCTCGCACCGTATCTCCGAACCGTTCCATAAATGCACTTGTTTCTCGGTCTGCCTCAAGGTATACAGCGACATCAGCCCGCAAGCCTTGAATGTCTCGCGTAGGAACTTGCCGATGGTGTTATTCCCACCCCAGGTCGAGCGCGTATGCTGTTTCGCCTGTTTGCGGATGATTATCTGGACACTTCCCGCGTATATTATTGCTCTACAAAGGATCCACAGCCATATCAGCAAGGTCTTGCCAGACCGTATGCCGCCATCAAACAGTATCTTGGTATACTTGGGGTTACGGAGCGCACGTAGGCCCTCACGCTGCTTTTCGTGCAGGATTAGGTCTAATATTTTCGTTTTGTCTAGAATACCCATTATATTACCTATTTAAAAGCCGGAAGCAGGGGTCGAACCCGAGTTCTGTCGGGTACAAACCGACGGCATCACCATTTATGCTTGGTGGGCATCATTTCTTCACAAAATTACTCTCTTTCCCGTTCACCCTCACACAACCATCGCATTTACCCTTACATTCAACCCTGAGCCGACACCATCCACCAGATGGATAGTTCCCACGCTGTTTATGGCTCCTCCCGTAGCAGTAGCTCTTTGGATCAGTTATCATCTCTCTATTACCCTCACTTTATCACTCCAAGACACAGGAATAGCCGTGAAATCACCAGTACCATCCGAATAACACCCAGACTTCAACACAATCTCCTTGTCATCCATCCGCATAAGCCACCCTATGTTCTTAACCTCGGTCACCTTCACTTTATCATAGGTGTCATTAACAAACCCAACAGCATCGACCCATGATACCTCAACCAAATCACCAACTTTAGCTTTCCGCATTGATCTCCTCCTGTATCTCTTTCACAATCATCCGTATATCCAACAAAACATCTATCTTACCACTAATGTACTGCCCGCCTATCTGCTTCTGCCACAACATCGACAACACACAGGCAATCCCGTCAATGACTACCAAAAGCGAATTCGCACATAGCTGAAGGTTCTCACGCTGCGTCATCACTGTCCTCCAGTACACACCAGTCAGGCGGCGTAAACCCCTCAATCTCACGATTACTCTTCAAACACCAACAATCACCCACCATGTCCTGCCAATCATCATAATACGGGCATTCTTGGCACACATCTATCTTCAAGTTAAGTATCTTCATTGTCAATAGCCTCCAACTGCTCCTTAAGCTTACGAATCGACCGCAAACACTTCTCGTTCACAGGCAATACAGCATTAGCCACCGCATCGTCCATCATATCCTCAAGCTGTTCACCAATACTCATATCACTCCTTGTATATTTTCGGCATCACCCATTCTATAACCATAGTGAGCCATGTTAAACTTTCCTAACAAAAACGAACATTCGCACGTAACCATCTTGTACATTTCCCGCATCAGGTACGCAACCAAACACATATTTCCCCCAAAAAATACGCACAGGGGGCCGATTTCAGAAAAATTGCATGTGTTGGGCAGGGGGTAGCAATAGCCGAGGGGGTGCCGATAGGGGTAGCACCAATAGCCATCAACGTCGCATAACATCCACTATGTCTACTCACGTTTCCACCGTTTCGTCAATGATATCAGGCTTATCCGCAACTTCGCCCGCACTCGCGCCATTATCCATGCCCGCAACCACTACATCTTGTGGTCTGTTGTCGCGCATACGATCAAGCTCAGACTCGCTTAGGAACGGGCTGAGAAGGAGCGCGGTTATGTCTATGTCTGCACCTGAACCTTGCCGTTTAAGCCTTATCTCGGCTAGTTTCTCGGCACTACGGGGATGCGTCTGCG